GTCAAAGCTGATCGAGCCATGTCTTCGTACATTGCGTCACAAATTGTTGCTTCCGCAGTGCCATCATCAAAAGACTGAATCACATCACCGCCGATAAGCAATGATGCGCGAGAGCAGATCTTGATGGGTGTGTTTGCTACATCTGGCATTTGAAGTCGGGGGGCCGAAACCCCCCGCCCTACTTAGTTGTTGTCGAGAACTTCGTAGATACCATCAGCGTCAATTACGACAGCGCCCATGGACATCATAGAAGTTGCAAGATGCGAAACTTTTTGCGGTACATAGTTTACCTCAGTAGTCACATCGGCGTTGATGCCGAGGCCAACTGAAGAGGTATGGTACGCAAAGTTTTTGCCGCCAGCTACAGCAGACGTTGAGAAAATCTTGAAGCCCAAGAACTCTTTCATTGTCATGCCGCCTGCGAATGGCAGGTTTTGTGGTCCTACATAGTCGGACGATGCAAACTCGTTGATAGAGAACAAGTCAGCAAAACCAGCAGGGGACATAGCAAGATAGCGCTGGCCATCTTCCGGAATGTCGGCTGTGCCGAATGTAGAGAACAATGTAAGCAGGTCATCTTTGACCAGTGCGCCAGCAGTGTCAGCAATCTGAGTTGCGTTTGCACCAGCGTCCATGGCTGTAATAAGGATCTCATCAGTCTTACGACCCAGAGCAGCAGCAGCAGATTGTGCTACAGCTTGACGCTCGTTGATGTTGATCTTCAGCTCATCGAGCTTGTCAATGTACTCAGGTGCGTAGAAGTCAGCCATTGTTGCTTCTACGTTGGTGTGTGCCAGTTCCATGGCTGTAACGTCACCGTTACGAGCTTTGGTGTTAGCAGCACCTTTGCCAATTTTTTGAAAACGAGCAACCGAACCAGTTACATTTGACGAACGAACAGTGTTGCGGAGCTTGCTGCCCATACGCTGATACGCCAAATGTACTTCTGTTTCGAACTGCTTGATGAAGGCTTGGTCGATAGTATTAGCCATTTTATCAGTCCTTAGATGAAGTTACGATTCAACGGGTGTCCGCTCTTTCACGTCAGCAAGGGTGTCCTTTCGGGCCTTTCAGTGCGTTACGGGCCGTAGTGCCTCATTGTAAACAATCTTTTTGTCTGGATTGCAACGCACAAAATCAACATACTTGTTTGCATCTACTTGGTGTATCCCTACAGCCTCAAAGCCTAACCACGCTGCCCAGTTAAGCATTCCCTCATAATCGGCTAAGATTGTCATGCTCATATACGTTTCGCTCTGGTCAAAGAAGTTGACTAATAACTTAGAACCACGCGCCATAGCGTGAAAGTTTTGCTTCAAACCATCTGAAAACATTGAAAACATTTGAGGTGACTCACGGTCATCATTGTACCAAAGCCCACCAACCATAAGGAAAGTGTCATCATTACGTCTGCAAAGATAGGAGTCAGAGGTCTCATACATTTCGTGCAAGGCTTGCCGAATGTCTGTGTGTCCCAGCAGAATAAGCTCTCTTTTATTTTCTGAGCTTAGGTTCTCGGCCACCTCGTCAACGTGGCCAAGAGTAAACGGGGTGAGATAGTAGTCACCCCGCTTTAGTATCTTAACCTCGGTAGACCTGTTTAAAGCCAGCTTCGACTTCCCGTACAAAGTTTGGGTCTCGGTCTTTTGGACTGTAATATCTTGGATCATTCATCATCTCCCTGAGCTTTGCCTCACTCAGTCCCGCTGTTGGCTGAGTATTCCCAGCAAATGATCCACCTTTTAGTGCTTCTTGTATAGCCTCTAGCGCAAGAATACCTTCATGGCTTTCGCACATACGCTCGATTGCTGGCATAGATTCTTCTGGAAAGAACTTACTAGCAAACATAGATGCAGCCTCAATACGAGTATCTGCATTCTCACCTAGCTTTGCTGCCTCTGCTTCTAGGTCAGGACCGCTGTCTGTACCAACGGACTGAGCATACATCTCGATACCCTGCTGAAACTCTTCTTGTGAGAAGCCATTTTCAAACGCATGTTCTGACCACCACTTCAAAAGCTCATTGTCTACAGAGGCTTCTGGGTCAATGATGTCAGGAAGTTCATAGTCGCCTGCGCTTTCCGGGCGGTTACTGAACGCTTCTTGCTGAAGTTCTTCGAGCAAGCCATTGCGAATGTCTTCTTCTTTACTGCCCAGCTTAGATGAAAGCTCCGAGTAAGCCTTGGCTAAGTCCTCACCAGTCTTGTACTTTTCTGGTAGCCACTCAGGACGCTCTTCAGTTTGTGACGTTACGTCACTTTCGATAACATAGTCCCGTGACGTTGCGTCACTTTCTGCTACTTCGACTTCTTCACTCATTTGTTTTTGCTCCTATGTGCATGTGAGATACGCTGTTCAATAAGACCAACAATGTAACGCTGGCCTTCAACGTGTCTCAACTCCTCCGTTGTCACGTTAGGACCGTGAACCATCTCAATGGTTACGGACCGCAAGTAACTCAACACCTGTTTCCCTGTAGGTGTTGAGAATATTTCAGCAATATTCTTACTGATTTCAACGTCTTTCTCGGCGGACCTTTGAAATCCGTCCTTCCCGATATTAACCTTGTTGTTCAACAGGCGCTCCCATTTGTTGCTGTGCCATTTGTTGCGCCATTTCTGCTAACTGCTTACGTTGCTCTTCGTCTCGAATAAGACTCTCAGGTACACCAAACTTCTTAGCAAGATGTATTGCTGTTTGCTCTCCGTCAACAAGAAGCTGCAACATCTCAGGGCCAAATGCTCCACCGATCAACTCTAAGAACCTAGAAACTGTAGAAATATCTTGGTTTGCTTGCGCTTGAGCTAGTGGAGAGACTGATCGAATCTTTACTTCTCGGCCATTTACTGTTGGAACTTCGATACGACCCTGCTTTTTAAGGATATATATTACCCGTTGAAGCAAAGGTTGCACTAATTCTGCCTGCAATCGGCCAAAAGCTGAACCCATACGGCGAGACAAATCAGCCATACGCTCTGCAACTTCTGTTGCTGTAGCTGGTGTGCGGTCTGGATTGCCAAGCATATCGTTATATAGCGCACGTTTTATGTTTAAACGCATATCGCTGAGTACGAGTTGGGCTACATCAAAGCTGCCTGCTGCTTGAATGGGCTGCAAGCCAGCAGAACCCATAGCTTTAGGAATGATTGAACCGGGAACAAGTTGGATCGTATCAGGGTTAATGACGCCATCGTCATCAATTTGATAGACGCCACTGATAGCCATTTGAGCGTTCTCAAGAATCAACTCAATAGTTAGATTGGTTGTCTTGATAGCAGACAGAGCGTTAATCAGTGGGCCGCGACCATAGATTTCACCAGCGCACTTAGACCAGCGGAAACAGATAAACGGATTAGAACCTAAACCATTCATATCATTAGAATAAAGCATTGTTTCTGTGTTCATGCAGATTGCGTAATGATAATATCCGTTTTGATTCTTTAGGCTGTAGTCTCGACAAACCAACTCAAGCACAGTTGTCTCTGCATTCTTACCCATTTGCGCTGTAACTTTAGGGTCAAACGTAGAATTTGGGTACATTTGAGCAAGGTGATCGTACTTTACGTTCTTTCGCTCTCTGTAAACGTGGTCAATTTTGTCATCTGGACCAGTGTCTAAAACAACATGCGGCAAGGGGATTGCGCTAAAGTTAACTGGATTAACAGCATCCCCTTCTTCAACACAAAGAATACCTGTGCCGACAGCCAAATCCATAAATGATTCATGAACCTCTTGGCTAAAGTTAGAGTTCTGAAGAACCTCAAAGACGTATTCTGTTACTTCATCAAGCTCATTATCTATAGCCTCACGTTGATCCTTTGGAACTTCACTGCCAGCCATAAGGTCAGCCCAACGTGCAAAGTTTGGAACAATGCCGGATTGTAGTCGGCTAGCAAACTCTTGCACACCAACTACAGCAGTCTCGTCAAAGATTTTATCATCCCTGCGTTGCCCATGCTCTTCATAATAAAATGATTCGCGTTGAGGAAGCGCATACTCGTAGCACTCCTCAAACAGAGGAACCCACTTCTCACGAAAGGCCTTAGCTTTCTGATAGCGTTCTATATGCTGCTTCGCTACATTGTCCATTTTTAACCAAACCTACCTAAAAAGCCAGACCCGCTACCTGATCTAAACAGTGACCTACGCCCAGCCCCCCTGCCTGCGCCTCTACGACCAGACTGTTGAGTTCTAGATTCTAACGCTTCACTAATATCGTCACGTTTAAGCTCTGCGCGATCTGATGCTTCTTCCGCTCTTGCTGCATCTGCTGCTGCACGGTCTTCTGCTGCTCGTCTTTCTGCTGCGGGATCAGGCCCGCCGCCACCACCACCACCAAAACACATAGTAAATCTCCTTTGCTTTACCCTTCGTAAGCACGAAACTTACAAAAACTCAACGCACAAACTACATTCGCGCCCATAATCCCTGCCGTTTTCGTCTGGCTGGTCCTTTATTAAAGACATCAAAGTCACGTTTAGCCACTGTGGGAGTGGCTGGCTTCTGACTATTCATAAGAGCGCGGCCCTCGCCTGCACCCAGAAACAAGTATTGTGCTGCATCGTGGACGTGGGAAAACATATTCTTATCAGGTTTATCTGCAAACCTTTCCCCAGAAACCTCCATGCGCTTGTAGGCATATCCACCCTCAAAGCCTTTAATTAGCTGCTGACAGCGCCGATCTATTAACATCGCTGGCTTCCCTTCTACCATCTTGGTCAGCTGGGAGGAGACAGCCTCAAGTCGAAGGTCAACAGAGTTGGAAGGCGCTGGGAACGCCCTCAAGCCAGCTCCGCGCATGATGTGAAAGGGAGTTGACTCATCAGTTTGCGCGCGGAAATCACCCGATGGATCGCCAAATATAATGACTTCACCAGCGGCGGCGAACCTAGTCGCCAATTCTTGTCGTAAAACCTCAGAGAATCTAACGATCCCCATGTCGATAGCTACGATCTCAGACTGAACAAACCATCTTCCGCGCACCTTCTGCCCTATAACAGCGGCAGGAGTTAGCCCAAAGTCCACGCCTACATACAGAGGCACGTTGGCCGCTATAGGTATTTCTTCCTTAGCGACATGAACTTCTGCTGCAAACATTGGATACACAGGCTTTCCTTCTTGGATATGGCCCAGTCTATTCATAACATACACATCAATCCAAGACTTAGTTTTACCCTGCACCAAATTAGGATAATAGCTCTTCATCATGTTCTTCTGGTTCTCAGCTTCTTTGCTGGGAACGTAATCTTCTATCTCGCCTTCTTCCGATTTCTTTTCGACCATGCCAGGGGGCTGCGTAAAGAAATTCCAGTTATCTGGTTTGACCAGCATCTTAGCCTGCTCACGCGGTATATGATCTGGGATTGGTACTTCTCCAGACATAATCGGCCACCAGTGATCTTCTTCAGGAGCGTTGGTATCGGCAATGACGCCAGTCCAAGAAGGACCGCCATCACGCATAGAAGGATAACGACCCACACGCATAGTACAGGCATCAATAATACTCTTAGGTATTTCACGCGCCTCGTTAATCCAGATACCAGTAAGCTCCAGAGATAGGAGTTTCTTGACATCTTCGGGGCGATCCAATGCAAGGAAGATAACCTCAAGTTCAATGTCACCTTTTTTTATGTTGTGTGTATATGGGACTGACCAAGTAAACTTTCCCCAATCAGCTTCAGGAAACCAGTCTAACCAAGTCTTGATTGTCGTTGTTCTAAGCTGTGGGTTGGTGTTCCGTATGATCGCCCACCTACTTTTCCGTGTGCCATCAGGAGACTTATCTTGTTCCAGAGCGCGGCGGAATACTTCTACACAGCAAGCAACAGATTTTCCAGAACCTACGGGACCGCGTATGCCACGAAAGAAAGTGTTGTCTTTCATAAAGCCCTTGAGGACATCACCGTCAGGCTTGTATTTAAAGTCAACCATTCTTCTTTAATAGGCTTTTCTTCTTTGGGAAGCCAGCCTTCATATTCTTGTAGGCTTTGTCGCTAATTGTAGAGTTCTTCTTAGAGCGACTAATGCCTTTTTTCTTACGCGCATTCATGTTTTCATACAGGCTCATTATCGCAATCCTTTATCCACGCCGAACTTAATCATACGTTGCACGACCTCTGGGCCTATGCTTTCAATTAGCTTGTCGCACTCTTGATCTGTGACAAAAGACTTGCCGTGCTTGGCTTCAACGTAAGCAAACTCAGTCTTACGAACAATGCCACGGAGCATTTGTAGCTCCATGGGTTTTAAGGTGCTGATAAAACTCACTTCTTTTTAACCTTTGGCTTCTTCTTTGCTGGTTTTACTTCTGCATCTGCAATGAAAAGCAGACGTTTAGTACCCGGCTTTCGCGTTGCGCCTGTGTAAGTAATTCCAGCAATGACGTGAGTCGGCCCATCGTAGACCTCTTCCGTGTTAGCAATCTTCCATCCCATTATCTGTTTACTCCATATTGAGTGAAAAAGGTGCGTCTCTGTGCGCCAGAACGCTGAGCAGGTTTACTTGCATCCTTGAGAACTGGATCGCGCTCTACCTTATCACCCATCTTTAGGGAGGGTAGCTCGTAGCTCTTTTTCATTCCAGCGACATAGCTTCCGTCAGCTGCTCGGTATCCCTCGTAATAGTCTTTAGCTGTTACAGGGTTATTGCTTCCGCCCATACACATTAGAACATACTCGTTATTCTACTAATCAGAGACCTGCTTCCAGTTCTCGCATCAGTTCTTCCGTATGTCCCACGCTCTCTTGAGGACATAGCGCTTTCGTTTCTACGCGCTGCTGCGTCAGATCTTATTTTGTCGTGGTAAGCCATCGAACCAAAGGCATTGCCATCGCTGTCTCGGAGCCTGTCGCGGCTGCTGGAGCTTGCTGAACCGCTACCACCGCTCCATTTCTGTGGCCCTACTGGACCTCCACCAATACACATTACTTATTCCCCTCTTCAATCATCTTCTTCTCAAGAGCCTCAACCTTCTTGAGCAAAGTATGGTGATATTGAGTGTAAGCCTTCTGACGCTTCTTGTGCTTCTCATCGCTATCTTGGCGCTTGCTCAGGGTTTCGTCTGAAGGGCCAAAGAAATCTTCGATCTTGCGCTTTGCTCGTATCAGTAAACTGCGCTGGTTCTGCTTGCCGTCAAGCTTTTCAAGCTCATCGTTCATGCGATCAAACACAGCCTTATTGGTAATAGGTTTCTTTAGTGTGTTGTTACCCACGGGCCTTATTCCTTTTAGTAATTGCTGCTGCCTTTTTCCGTGCGTCAGCTTTGGAAGACGCGCCCCATGCTTTTAAGCTAAGAAGAAGACGGGTGGGTTCACCCTTGGCGTTCCGCTCAGGGCCGCTATTGCCAGCCATCCTTGCAAGAAAAGAAGCGCGGCGAGGATTGTCTCCGCTCTTAACAGGAGCCTTGAGATTTGAGCCTTCCGTGCGCTTGAAGTGCGCGCGACCAGCAGCATTTAAGCCACCGCTAGGATTCTGATGCTTCTTCGCTACCATAACCTGTACTCTGTAATGCAGCCTTGACCTTCGTCATGTCCTGTCGAGGAGAAGGTGTCGGCTCTGGTTTCTTTTTAAATCTGCTCATGACCGGACCTTAGCTAAAGAAAAAATAATTATCAACCGCACAGAATCTACTAGCTGTCAGCAGCAGGGAGTATCCCGGCGAGCCTTGTGGGGAAATAATGAGAGTGGG